AGAGACTGACGATATGGTTGCTAGATATTGGTATAAATTAAGTGAAGAGTTTGGAAGAAACGAAGTAATGATTGTTTCAATAGATAAAGATTATAAGCAGTTTCCTTGTTTAATATACAACTATCACTATAAGCACAAAGAAATCCTGGACATTTCAGAAGATGAGGCATTATATAATTTTTACGCTCAAATGATTGAAGGAGACACAGCAGACAATGTCAACTACTTTAAAGGCAAAGGTAAAAGATTTGCTCAAAAGTATTTTTCTGAATGCCAGACAAAATATCAATACACTAGAAAACTATATGAATTATTTAAAAAAGAATACAAAGGGAAGGCAAGACAAAAGTATTCTGAATGCTATACGTTGCTAAAATTAATAACAATCTAAAACAATAAAAATGACAAAACAATTAAAAAGAGGTAGCTATGAAGCTAACTATCCAATTGCAAAATTAAAATTTGCTATCGACAACAGAGATTTCAGAGAAGTTCATTCCATCAATTTTAAGGCAAAGCTGGTAGATTATGGTTGGTTAGTTCCGATTATAATATCTAAAACTGGTGATGTAATTGAAGGTCATCACAGAATCCAAAGTGCTTTTTTATTAAAACAAAAAACAATCCCAGCATACATTGTTGATTGGATTGATACATCTAAAGCACAAGAACATTTAAATTGTATAATTAGTCTAAACAATGGTAATCTTAACTGGAATATGTTAGATTATTTAAAGTCCTTTGCTAATCATTATGTAGATTATAATACAGTTTATAATATATATAAAGCAAACTCAAATAATATAACAGTAGGAAATATCATTCATTTATTTTTTACTCCTAATAATAAAAATTATAAAAAAGGATCAGCTAAAGTTGCAGACTTAGAATTTTCTAATTATCTATTAAATAAGATTTCTAATTTAAATGAAATGTACGGATATAAAAAAATAGTCGCATATTGCGTTAGAGAATTTATTGCTGTGGCTTGGAATAAAGCAAATAAAGATATTAAAGCAATTGATTTTCTTTTTAATAAGTATGAAAAAATGGTTAAATCAAACCATCCTTCAGCTTCATCGATTCCATTATTTAGACCTACATTAGAATTATATTTAAATGAATACAATATGTTGAAGAAAAAGAAATGAAAATATTAAATCTATACGCCTGCTTAGGTGGTAATAGATATAAGTGGGATGAAGTAGCAGATGTCGAAGTAACTGCTGTCGAGTGGGATGAAGAACTTGCTAAATTATATCAAGAGCGATTTCCTAATGACACAGTTATTGTTGCAGATGCCCACCAATATTTATTAGATCATTATAAAGACTTTGATTTTATTTGGAGTTCCCCACCTTGTCCAACGCATAGTAGATTTAATGTATCTATGAAAACTAAAAGGGAAATGAAATATCCAGATATGGCTTTATATCAAGAGATAATATTTCTCAAACATTATTATAGTGGTAAGTGGGTAGTGGAAAATGTAATACCTTTTTATGATTTATTAATAGAAGGTTATAAAAGAGATAGACATATTTACTGGACTAATTTTAATTTACCCAGTATATTATCTAATAGAAAAAATCCAGACTTGGGTAGAACTAAAAACTTAATAAATGCTTTATCAGAATTTCACGATTATAACTTTAAAAAATATAATGGCAAACAAACAATACAAAAAGTAGCCAGAAATTTAGTAGATTACGTGGCTGGGAAAACAATATTAGAAACAGTCCTTGGACTAGAAAATCAAATTAATCAACATCAAATAAAAATGTTTTAAAAAATGCAAACATTAACACCAGAAGAAATCGGTAATAAAGTTTTAGAACTTTCAGGAGTAAATATATTTAAAAATACAAGAAAAAGAAACTATGTAGAACATCGTGCTTTATTATGTTATTTATTAAGAGAGAAACTTTTAATGAGATGGACTTATATATCTAAATTTTTTGAAAGTCAAGGTAAAACAATGACTCACGCAACTGCAATTTATTTAGTTAAAAATTATCATATATTTAAAAAGTCTAATAAAAGCCTGGATGAAATAGAAAATATTTTTGTTTTTAAAAGCCAGTTGAATTATGATGAAATAGATAAAATTCACTATTTAGAAAATAAATGTATGAATTGTGAAAAAAAATACAATGAGCTTTTAAAGAAACTTGACCATCCATTAATAAAAGAATTTTCAGAACTTCCTGAAGATCAAGCTGAAGATGTTAAAGAGAAATTAACTATCTTGAAAAAAAGTTGGGAGTGGAAGCAAAAAAATAAATAATATACGTTATATAATTATGGTGCAAAAAGTTAAAATAAATAAAGTATTTTCAAATCCTGTAAATCCCAGGACAATAAAAGAAGCTAAATTTAAAAAATTAGTTAATAGTATTAAAGAATTTCCTGAGATGCTGAAGCTGAGACCTATTGTAGTAAATGAAGAGATGGGTATTCTTGGTGGCAATATGAGATACAAGGCTTGTCAGAAATTAGGACATAAAGAAATATATATTATCAAAGCAGAAAATTTGACTGAGAAGCAAAAAGAATCATTTGTTATAAAAGATAACGTAGGCTTTGGAGACTGGGATTGGGATGTTTTGGCTAACTCTTGGGATACTAAAGAATTAACAGACTGGGGTATGGATGTTTGGCAATCAATGGAAGACCTAGAAACTAGCGATGAATTTAGTTTGCCAGATGGAGACAAAGAGCCATTTCAGAAACAAACATTTACTTTAGCAGATACTCAAGTTGAGCAAATTAAAAACGCAATAGCAGACATAAAAAAAACAGAAGAATATAAATACGTTGAAACATTCGGAAATGAGAATGGAAATGGAAATGCACTTTATTTAATTATTATGCAATGGGTCGAGCAAAAGAAATAATAGTTAAAGTTATTAAATCTAATGTGGCTAATGAATTTATAAAAAAAAATCATTATTCAGGAAAGGTTGTTAATATGAGCAATTTACATTTTGGTTGCTTTTTAGATAATACGCTTCACGGAGTTATGAGTTATGGATCACCAATGGATAAAAGAAACGTATTGCCTTTAGTTGATTCAGGAATAACTGATACAAACAAAAGATGGAATGAAATGCTAGAATTAAACCGAATGGCATTTGATGACTATCTACCTAAATATTCTGAAAGTAGATGTATTGCAATAAGCATCCGATTAATAAAAAAAAATGCTCCACAGATAAAATGGATTTTAAGTTATAGCGATGCAACGCAATGTGGAGACGGAACTATTTATCGAGCCAGTGGATTTAAACTAACTCAAATAAATAAAAACGGAACAATATATAAACTGGCAAATGGAGAGATAGTTGCAAAGCGTGGAGACAGCAAGTATAATTTTAGTGGTGCAAAAGCATTAAAAGGATTTCAAAATCGATATATTTACATAATAGACAAAAGCTGTAAACTAAATGTTCCAATTCTAAATTTTAGTGAAATAGATAAAAAAGGAGCTGGGATGTATAAAGGAGAAAAAATAACATTAAAAGATAGACAAAATAAATAAATGCGATAGAAGTGTAATGGTTGCACATTTAACATTCCAGTTAAGAGGAGGAGTTCGATTCTACCCTATCGCTCAAATTAAAAATTATGACAAAATCTGACATACTAAAAGAGAACTTATTAAAAGCATTAGAGAAGGCTTTAGGAGTAGTTACAACAGCTTGCAGAAAAGTAGAATGCAGCAGAGAAACATTTTATAAATATTGTAAAGATGACTCTGAATTTAAAAAGAAGGTTGAGGATATTTCTAATGTGGCAATTGATTTTGCAGAAAGTCAATTACATAAACAAATCCAGGACGGTTCAACATCTGCAACTATATTCTATTTAAAAACCAAAGCAAAGCACAGAGGTTATGTAGAAAGACAAGAAATCACTGGTGCTGAAGGAATGCCGACTAACTTTCAAATCGAGATAATTGACTCAATTAAAAATAAAGACTAATGTTGTTTATAGACATCTAGTTGAGAATAAAAAAAAGATAATAGTCGAACAAGGTGGAACTCGTTCAGGTAAAACTTATAATATAATTTTATGGATAATATTTCAATACTGCACAAATAATAATAACAAAATAGTTACTATTTGCAGGAAAGCATTCCCAAGTTTAAGAGCTACTGTGTTGAGGGATTTTATAGGAATCCTCCAGGCTAATAATATATACAGCGAAAAGTTTCATAATAAATCAAATTCAGAATACCATCTATTCGGAAACTTAATTGAGTTTATTGCTTTAGATCAATCACAAAAGATTAGAGGTAGAAAAAGAGATTTGCTTTTTATTAATGAAGCAAATGAATTATACTTTGAAGACTGGCAACAACTCATCTTCAGGACTCAAGATCAGATAATATTAGACTTTAATCCTTCAGATGAATATCACTGGATTTATGACAAAGTTATTCCAAGAGAAGATTGCTCATTTTTTAAAACTACTTATTTAGATAATCCATTTGTTGAGGATTCTATTGTTAAAGAGATTGAAAGGCTTCGAGATACTGACGAACAATATTGGCAAGTTTACGGATTAGGTGAAAGAGCAGCAAGTAGAAGCACAATATTTAAATATTCGGAAGTAAATCAAATTCCAGTAGATGCTTCATTAATAGCTTACGGAATGGACTTTGGATACTCAAATGATCCCTCAACTCTTGTTTCTGTATATACACAAGGACATAATCTATATGTCAAAGAACATCTTTATAGAACGCAAATGACAACTAATGATATAAATTTATTTTTAAAAGAAGAGAAGCTCCTGGCAAATCCTATATACGCAGACAGTGCTGAGCCACGATTGATTGCAGAGTTAAGACGTATGGGTCATAATATATTCCCAAGTATAAAAGGTAAAGATTCTATTAATGCAGGTATCGATTTATTGAAGAGGTACAAGATTCACATCCTGGCTTCATCAACAAACGCA